GGCGTGGCAAGAGCATCACAGCGATTGCCCATTGTGTGGATGACCCCGAAAGGTTTCAGTTAGTCATAAGGCAGATAAATCGGGCTTGCGTCTAATAGCGGTCGTTCGCGCTAACCATCCAGACCCGGCCATTCCCGAAATACGATCGTTTTTAGGAAGGGCGGCAGCTGCCAATGTCCGCTATCGCCACCCGCCCTCCCGAAAGCAGCCGGTCCGGTTTCCACCAGTTATTGCCGTTCAGCGCGCTGCGAACTGCCCAAGAATAAGGTCGAGGATCCGCTGACGCTCGGGTTCCGTCAGGCCAAGCAGAATGCGGCGTGCATAGCGAACCCTTGGCTGACCTGGCGCCGGTGCATCCGACATTCCGGCTTGGTGAATATTAGCAATGCGCGACGCGCGCCCACCAAAGCCAACCCATGCTTCGTCGGCATTTCCGCCACCCCTCAGGCTCTTCGCCATGCGGAGTTTGCGGAACATCTTCTGCTGGCGGAGACGGCCCTTTTTCGTGCCATGGTCGGGCTTCGGACGCCGCGGGGCGAAAGCCGCGCCGTCCGGATCGCGCTGGGCAGCGATGCGGTCCGACTGGCTCTTGCGGATCTCGCGGCCGATCGAACGCATCAGCCGCGCGCGTTCGGGCGCGGCGGTGCGCAGCAGCAGATCGCGGCAGAGCTGCTCGATCGGTTCGAAGTCGGTCATCGCGTGACGATCTCGATATTGCCGGCTGCGTCATCGATCAGCCCGGCCCATAGGGCAGTGCCGGTCGGAACGCCGGCAAACTGATCGAGCAGGACGCGCTCGGGCAGATGCGTGACCTTCAGGCCCCTCGCCTGCTGTTCGACGCGCACCAGCTCGGTCAGAGCGAGCGTGATCGTGATGTCGCACGTCTCGGCGTCGAGCAGCTCGCTTTCGAAGGTGAACGGCTTGCGCTCGCCCTTCTCGAACAGGTCGGGCTGGTTGGCCGCGATCCAGGCCAGGATCGGCACGAGCAGGGTATCGACGCTGCCAACATGGTCTTGCACCCAGATCGAAGCCGTGTAGGAATATTCGAACGACAGCGAACCCGCGCGCACCGCGACGTCTCCCTTATCGACGAAAATCTCCATCTTCTCCGGGCTGTTCCTGATTGTGGGAACAGATGCGATCAGATGCGTGCGCAGACTGTCGAGCTTTTTCATCGGGCCGCCTTTGCAGGCGCCGGGCAGCTGTCTGCTGCCAGCCAGTTGACCAGACGGTCCTTGCCGTCGGCGTTCGCGCGGAAGGCGCGTGCCATGCGGATGATGCCGGCGCGGATGGCCGTCGGGATCTGCGCGATCAGTGACGCATCTTCCGGCAGGCCGGCGGGCCGCTCCGCACACGCCATCAGGTCGGCAGGCGGCATCGGCCGTTCGATCGCGACGGCAACCGGCACTGCGACCGGCAGATCAGCGGGTCGGTGGGCGCAAGCCGGCAACGCCGTTGACAGCAGCAAGCCACTCACGATCGACAAGGTTGCGGCGTTCGGCTTCGGCATCTGCGGTCTCCATGCGGATGGCCGCGGCGCTGGCGGCTTCCGCCGCGAGGCGCGCGGCCTGGTTGTCTTTGACGGTGCGGGCGCTGGCGTCGGCCATCGCCTTGGCGAACAGCCGCGCGGTCTGCTGGTCGGCGTCGGCGCGAAACGCGACAAGGCCGGCGACATGGCGTGCGCAGAGCACGCCGCGTGCAGCGGTATCGGTCGCGCTCCATTCAACACCCGAGCGCGCGCAGACGATCTCGGCGCGGTGCACGGCGTCGTCGCGATCGGCACGGACCTGCTGGAAGAGGACATAAAGCCAGGCACCGGCACCCGCGACCGCGAGCAGGACGAGGAAGGCAGCCTCGCCGCGCAGCTTCGACAGGATCGTGCGGATCATTGCGGCAGACCTTTGAGGCAGAGGTCGCGCTCCGCCCGGCGCCGACGATCGAGGCCGTTGATGACCTTCCCGGCCGCCTTGTTCCACATCAGGAAGGCGTCGCACGCCGCGCGCCACTGCCCTGCGTCGAAGCGGCGGTCGACCGTCGAGCTGCAATAGCCACCGGTGCCGATATTGTACGCCAGGCTGATGGCCGCGGCGAGCTGGTTGGGATGCCCGCGAAGCGACGGCGTGCAGGCGAGGACCGGTTCGGCGTGCCGGATCAGCGCGGCCTGGTCGCGGGCTTCGCACCCCGCAACCGTCTCGCGCATGCCGGGCGTCACGCCAAGCGTCTCGCCACCGCAGATCGTCCAGACGCCGACGATGTCGCGGTAGGCGTCGAGCCGCGGCCTGCCGCCTGACTCCCATGCGGACACGAACGGGGTGACGATAGCGGCGGTGGCCAGACCGACGACGCCGATCAGCGTCTTGCGCGGCAAACGCGCAGGCGTGGTGGTGCCGGGGTTCGGCATCACTTTTTCTCCTTCTTGGCGGGGAGGAAGGCGATCAGGCGGTCGCGGATGATGCCGGGCAGCTCGCCCGCTGCGGTCGCGCAGCCGGTGATGAAGCCGGGCGCGGTCTTGAAGGCGACCATGCCGAGCATGAATCCGAGCGCCTGGAGGACGAAGGGGTGGAACGGGTAGACCGCACCGGCCGCCCGCTGCACGAAATAGCTGACGACGACGCCGACCCAGAGCTGCGTTGCGCGCTGCCCCCAGGTGAGGTCGGGATCGTACAGCATGCTGACGATCGACCCGAGCGCGGGCGGGACAAGCGAGCCGAGAAAGGCGAGCAGCCCTTCGGCCAGATCATGAAGAAGCTTGTGCATCGTCAGTCCCACAGGTTGACGACATCGGTGCGCACGGCGACGGCCGGCGCGGCGATGGCGGGAAGGTTTACTGGCAGCCCCTTGGGCAGGATCGGGCCGCGCGCGGCGATGCCGGGATTGGCGGCAAGCACGGCCGGCAGATCGGCGGGGCCGAGGCCGCGCTCGCGCCAGATCAGCGCATCGAGCGTATCGCCATCGCGTGCGCGGACCGTGTCGAGCGTCGCCATCAGATCAACTCGACACAGGTGCGCGTCACCGCGAGCATGTCGCGGATGGCGTGCAGGGAATCGCGGCGCAGCTCGGCGACGCTGGGATCAAGGTCCTCGACCTTGCGTTGCCCGGCGCCGGTTAAGTCGACGTCGCGGTATCGCTCGACAACTTCGGCCTTGGCGGCGGTGAAGACGGCGCGGCGGTAGAGCAGCACCAGCGTGCTGATGCCGTCGATGGTTGAGGCGGGCACGCCGTCGAGGCGGAGGATCCCTGCCGCGCGATGCCCGGCCGCCCAGCCGGCGAGATCGCGCCCGACCGTCAGGATGCCCGCGATCAGAGCCTCGCGCGCCCGCGCGGACGTGACCGCGTCGCGGATGCGGTGCTGCTCGCGGAACATGGCGGGGTCGATGTCCGGCAAGAAGCCGTCATTCACGATCAGCGCCGGGGCTGGCATATCCACGTCGGGCAGGACGGTCGCGATGATGGTCATGGGGACGGTCCTCAAATTCACGGGGGTGGGGATCAGGTCGAGCGACGGCCCTCTGGCCCGAAGGCCTCCCGTCTCGCGTGATCCGTCCCCGAGCGCCGGGGGCGAGCTTGGTTCAGCCGGCGGTGTCGCCGGCCTCAGATTTCGTGGCGGCGATCTTCGCCTTTTCGAGGCCGCGCAGCATCGCCTTCACGCCAACGCGGTCGTGCAGATCCTGCGCGCGCGTCAGCATGGCCGCCGCGCGGTCGATCGTCGGGATGATCGCGTCGCCGGTGGACATGCCAGCCGCGCGGATCAGCTCGGCGCCAATCGCCTTGAAGAGTTTCGCACGCGGCTGGTCGTGCATGTCGATGCCGTCGGTCAGCAGCTCGACGGCCTCGAGCACGTCGAGCGGGAAGGCATCGCCGCGAACCTGCGTCTTGAGTGCGGCGTCGGCGATCTCTTCCAGTACCAGCGTGGCGGCGTCGCGCTCGTATCGCTTGGGCATGGGGATCGAGAAGCGCAGCACGAAGCGGGCGAGCATCAGCGCTCGGCTCCAGTCACCGACGTCCATGCACCAGACCATGATGGTCGGCAGCACGTCGTCGGCGCCGGTCGGCTCCAGCGTGCTGGTGTCGGCACCGCGCCCGGCATCGAGCAGCCCGTCGCACCATGCGCGGTAGTCGGGCAGCATCTCGCGCTTGGCGGCGACCTTGCGGTCGATCGACTTGATCTGTTTCA